GAACGAGCGCAATAATGGCTAAAGCAATTAGTCTTGTTCCAGTTGATAAAGATTACAAAGCATTACTTCGTGCATTTGGTAAAATGGACGATATTGCTAAAAATGATATGAAACAAATTGCAAAAGATTTAGCTGAACGTGGTGCCGCTTATGCTCAAGGTTCAGCTTCACGCGCCCCCTTTAACCCTAAACAAGCTATGGCAGTTGCTGATTCAATTAAAGTTTCTAAATCTGATAAAGCACCTTCATTCAGTATTGGTGGTCGTGCAAAAGTTGGTGCTAGTGCTTTTAGTGCTGGCTATGTAATAATGGGTAATGAGTTTGGATCTAAACAGTACAAGCAGTTCCCAAAGCGTTCTCCTTCTCAGGGCAGAGGTAATCGCGGTTGGTGGTTGTATCCTGCTATGTCTAGGTTTCAACCAACTATTGCAAAGGAATGGTTAGCAGGATTTGAAAAAGTTAGAGACGCATGGGCAGGTAGAATTTAATGGCTGATATTAGGACACTCAAACTTGCACTCCTTGCTGACACAAAAGATTTTATTGACGGCCTTGACAAAGCCGATAAAGAAACACGAACATTTACAAATAAACTTGATGACGCATTAAAAGTTGGCGCTGCAGCGTTTCTTGCTGTTGGTGCAGCTGCTGCAACTATGGCAGTCAAGATAGGTATAGACGCTGTTAAAGCCGCTATTGAAGATGAAAAAGCCCAAGTATCCTTGGCACAAACTTTACGCAACACAACTAAAGCAACAGATCAACAAGTTAAAGCAGTTGAAGATTACATTGACAAAACTTCAAGAGCTACAGGTATCACAGACGATCAATTACGACCAAGCCTTGACAGACTTGTCAGATCAACACAAGACGTAACCAAAGCACAAAAACTTCAACAACTAGCCCTTGATATATCAGCAGGCACAGGCAAAGACCTTGCAACAATCACAGAAGGCCTAGGCAAAGCCTATGACGGAAATCTAGGTGCATTAAAACGACTAGGTGTTTCATTAGATGATTCAATCATTAAATCAAAAGACTTTGACGCAGCTGTAAAAGTATTATCAGAAACATTTGCTGGACAAGCAGACGCAGCGGCAAACACTTTTGCTGGAAGAATGGCTAGAGTAAGTGTTGCGCTTAATGAATCAAAAGAACAAATTGGTTTTGCTTTACTACCAATACTAGAAAAGTTTGCAACCTTCTTGACCGATACAATGCTTCCCGTAATTCAACAACTTGTAAATGGCTTAACAGGCGAAGGCAAACAATCATTAACAAAAGCCTTTTATGACGTTGGAACTGGAACAATCAGTTTTGGTTACGATCTAAACAATGCCCAAGGCTCAGCATATTTACTAGGAGAAGAAATCAGACTTGTAGCAATAAAAGTAGGTGACTTTGTTTCACAACTTACAGGTGCAGCAAACGATAAAGGATTACAAGGTTTCTTAGACAAAATGCTTCAAATCATTGACGCCATTGAAACCGCTATTGCTGCTTACAATCGTCTACCAGGTGTCGGCAAACTTCTCATAAATCCAGTAGGCCAGTTAGTAACCTTGACTCCTGCAGTCAAACAAGCAACAGGAACAGTTGTAAACGTTTATAACAACGTTAAGAGTGCTATTACTGATCCATTAGCCACAGCTAGAGCAATCACCAAGGTTACTAATACAGCTTATGCAACAACTGGTTTAAGGTAAATCTTGGCTGATGACAATTTTCACACCGACTCACAAAGTAACAATCGCTGGAGTCGAATACACTAACGAAATTTTAAGTGGTGGAACAATCACTTCTGGTCGTGTAGACATATTTGACCAAACCCAACCAAGTTACTGCAACTTGGAGTTAGTTAATCTTTCAGGAGAAAGTCCAACAGTTAGCCTTCTTGATTCTGTTGTCATTGAAACCAAAAATAGTTCTGGAAGTTATGTAAAGTTATTTACTGGTGAAGTGTCAAGTGTTTCTAATACTTTATCTGGCGCAGGCGCAGGTGGAACATTTGCTAACGTGTTACAAATTCAAGCTCAAGGTTCTTTAAGTCAATTAGTAAAAAGATTTGCTGGTCAAGTTAATTACCCTGTTGAACTAGACGGCGCACGAATTACAAGAATTTTACAAGAAACACTTTATACAGCTTGGGAAGATTTAAGCACAACATTTACTTGGAATGATTTACCAGTTACAGATACTTGGGCTACGTATGGTGTCCAAGGTATTGACACTATTGACGCAGGACGTTACACAGTACTAGCTAGAAATGCTGGTGCTGAAAATGCTTTTGATTTAGTCAATACAACTTCTTCTTCAGGTCTTGGTTACATGTATGAAACTACAGCAGGCAACATTGGTTATGCAGATGCTGAACGTAGAACAAATAATTATGGATCTAACCTGATACCTTTTGATTCAACAGTTGTGTCTTCCGACGGCGTGCAAACCCGACTTCAAATATCAGACATTGTAAATAGCGTCGTGGTGCAATACGGCGACCCTACGGCTGAAGTTGAAGCTATAGATGACGCAAGCGTAAACCTTTATGGTCTTATCCAACAGGTCAATCCAACGATTCTTTCAGATGCAACAGAGGCAACTAATCAGGCAACAAGGTTTGTAGCTCTTAGAGGTATCCCTAAAACAGGTTTTGATTCTTTGAGCCTTGACCTTGCTAATGGCAATTTGGACAACACTACTAGAGATTCTTTACTTGGTGTGACCATGGACAAAGCCCTATTTGTTACAGCTTTGCCAGTTGGGTTATTTCCTACCACAGAATTTGAAGGCTACGTAGAAGGCTGGATTTGGACTCTTGGCAAAAATACTTTAGATCTTCAAATGCTTGTAAGTAACAAGATTTACTCCACAATTGAAGTACAATGGGAAGACTACAATGCAACAACTCAATGGCAAAATCTTGATAATATCTTGACTTGGCTTGACTTAACGATAGGATAAGTAACTATGGCAACCACTACAACCAATTTTGGGTGGGCAATTCCCACCAGCACAGATCTTGTAAAAGACGGCGCAACTGCAATAGCAGCTTTAGGTAACGCTGTAGACGCAAGTGTTTCAACACTCACTTTAAGAGACGTATCAACAACAACAGATACATTTGTTTTAGCAGACCTTAAAAACAAATTTGTAAGATATTCTTCAACTTCATCAGTAGCAATAACAATACCTTTGAACTCATCTGTGGCTTTTCCAACAGGTTCAGTAATAAACATTATTAAAACAGGCGCAAGTGGAACAATTACAATTACAGGCGCAAGTGGTGTAACAGTTTCTTCTACCGCTGCAACCTCTGCAAGCCCAACAATTACAAAAGCCTTTGCTGCTGCTTCTTTAATTAAAGTTGCAACAAATGAATGGTACGTAATCGGAAACATAGCTTAAATGCTAATTTTGGGGATTACAGGCGCTAATGCTTCAGTGCCTTTTAACGTTGAATATTTAGTTATTGCAGGTGGTGGCGGTGGTGGCGGCGGCAACACGAACAATTATTCTGGCGGTGGCGGCGGTGCTGGTGGATACAAAACAGCATCAGGATTTTCTATTGCAACTAACACCGATTACTCGATAACAATTGGTGCTGGTGGTAATGCCGGTTCTGCTAACAATGCTGGTTCAATTGGTAACAATAGTGTTTTTAGTTCTATTACTTCAACAGCTGGTGGTTTCGGTGGCCCAGGTGGCATAGGTTCACCTTGCAATGGTGGTAATGGTGGTTCTGGTGGCGGTGGTGGTGGTTCACGTGGAACTGCTGGTACTGGTACTTCAGGTCAAGGTAACAATGGTGGCGCTGGTGGCAACAATGATGCTCAAGGTGCTTCTGGTGGTTCTGGTGGCGGTTCAGGTGGTACTGGAAATGCTGGTGCAAGTTTAGGTGGAACAGTTGCTGGCGGTACTGGTACAGCAAGTAGTATTACTGGTTCTTCTGTAACTCGCGCTGCTGGTGGACGTGGTGCCGCTTATATTAACGCTTCTCCTGCAATAGGCCCAACTGGTGCAGCAAATACTGGTGATGGTGGTGGATCAGGTACTGGTGGCGGTGGCGGATCAAGTGGTGGCGCTGGTGGTTCAGGTGTTGTTATTCTTAAATATGCTGATACAAGAACAATTACTATTGGTGCTGGTTTGACTGGTTCAACTCCAGCTCCTGCAGGTGGATTTAAGATCACAACAATTACAGCAGGCACAGGTGTGGTGAGTTTCGCATAATGGCACATTACGCATTTTTGAATGATAAAAACGTTGTAACAGAAGTTATTACAGGAATTGAAGAAACAGAACTTATTGAAGGTTTAGATACAGAAACTTGGTATTCAAATTTCAGAAATCAAAAATGTGTAAGAACTTCATATAATGGTCGAATAAGAAAAAATTACGCAAGTGTTGGTTACAAATATGATGAAACACTTAATGCTTTTATTCCACCTAAACCTTTTACTAAATGGGTATTAAATGAAGAAACTTGTCAATGGGAAGCACCAGAACCATACCCAATTGACGGAAAAAACTATGTATGGAATAACAAAAAAGGAATGTGGGAATTAAATGAACAACTATAAAGCAATTTTAGCCTCATACGGCAGAGCATTTTTAGCAGCAACAATTGCCTGTTATCTTGCAGGCGTTTCAGATCCAAAAGCATTATTAGCAGCAGGTTTAGCAGCTGTATTACCACCCTTGCTTCGTTGGTTGAACCCAAGCGACGGCACATTTGGTTATATACAGGTCAAAGACAACAACGAGCAGTAATGAACGGCAAGCAAGCTGCAGATCAAATGCAGGTATGGCACACAGAACGTAAAACAGGCGTTAAAGGTATGTGCCTTAAAACATGTCGTTTAGCTTGGAAAATACCCGCAAAATATCCTTCTGCAATATCCGCATGGGATAACACACCTGCTAAAAACAAATTTACTGATCCAATGGCTGCACCTATCGGTGCGACACACTTCTGGAAAGGCGGACGATTTGGACATGTTGC